GGCTTCAGAGTTGTATCAGTTGCAACACATGGCAAATTTCATCTCTAACAATAACCTACTAAAGCACGTTAAGAGTAAAGATTGGGCTTCATTCGCGAAGGGTTACAATGGCCCTGCTTATGCAAAAAACAAGTACGATACGAAATTACAAGAAGCTTACAATAGGTTTGCATAGTGCTTAAAAAACTACCCGCATCGGCTGGTATCTTTAAAGATTCTCCATCTCTGACTTCAGAAGGTTTCTGGTCGGATGGTAAAAACGTGCGGTTTTTCCGTGGTAAGCCAGAGAAGATTGGTGGTTGGACAAAGTTTAGTACGTCATCTATAACTGGCAAGGGTCGTACATTAATATCATTTTCTGATACTACTGGTAAAAAGTTTCTTTCAATAGGAACAAACAAGAAACTTTACATTGCTGATACATCAGATACTGTAACAAACATTACACCGTTGGATAGTACTGGTACGCTTACAGCTACAACACTTGCAGCTACAAATGGATCTCCTATTGTTACTATTACTCATAATAGTCATGGTCGATCAGTTGGCGATACGGTTATACTTTCTGCTCAATCTGCTTCTATCGGTGGTATTACACTAAGTGGTACATATTTAGTTACCGCAGTACCAACGGTTAATACATATACAGTTACACACACATCTAATGCTACTAGTACAGAAAGTGCGTCAAGAGATATTACCTATCAATATGAACTTTCAATTGGTGCTGAATATGGTTCTTACCAATTTGGTTGGGGTGTCGGTGGTTGGGGTTTATCTACTTGGGGAACTGCTCGAACTGCATCTTCTATTACATCAAATCCACGTACTTGGTCCATATCTAGGTTTGGTAGTTATGTAGTTGCAAATCCTTATGCTGGAAAGTTGTATGTATGGGATGGTGTTATAGCAAATAGGGCAACGTATATATCAACTGGTCCTGATAGAAGTGACTATAGTTTTGTAACGCCTGAAAGATTTGTTGTTTGTCTTGGTACTCATGATTATGGAACCAATACATATTCACCTACTCTTGTAAGGTGGTCTGATCAAGAAGACTACGCAAACTGGACTCCTGCAGCAACTAATCTTTCGGGTGAATTTCCGTTGCAGTCTGGATCTGTCATCATGGGTGGCGGTGTTTCACGTGTGCAGAATTTGATCTGGACTGATACATCTCTCTACGCCATGCGTTATCTTGGAGATATTGAGTTAGTATACGGATTCAATATCCTTGGTACAAACTGTGGCTTGATTGGTAGTAAGGCATGGGCAGAAATAGACGGCGTTACTTTCTGGATGTCAAATAACAACAAGTTTTATATGTATGACGGTTCTGCACCTAAAGAACTAGCATGTACTGTTAGCAGATATGTATTCGAGGATCTTGAAAAGTCTGGTAACCCAATTGTTACTTGTGCTGTGAACTCAAGATTCAATGAAGTTACTTGGTATTATCCAAGTATAAATACAACAAGTGCAGAAATTGATAGATATGTCACATATAATTATGTAGAAAATACATGGTACATTGGTGATATTGTAAGGACTGCTTGGGTTGACGGTAGCATCTTTAACTACCCAATCGGTATTGGTGGATATACTGCACACGGCGATACGGGCTATATCTACTTCCATGAAGATGGTTATAATGATGATGGTGCAGCAATTGACTGTTATCTTGAAAGTGCTCAGTTCGACGTGGATGATGGCGAGAACGTAGTAAACATTTCTCGTATTGTTCCAGACGTTTCATTCGAGTCTGGCTCTACTCTTAACATGGAAATCAAAACACGAAGGTGGGCTAATTCACCTGACGAACAAGTGAAAACTTTGACTTTTGATGAGTCTTCAGATAAGGTTGACACTCGTGCTCAAGGTCGAGTCGCTACTATTAAGCTTTCATCAAATGCTGTAGATAACTGGTGGCGTGTTGGTGACATTCGTGTTGATATATCTGGAGTTGGTCGTAGATGAGATTAGCTAACTTACTTAGTCCTGACAGTGTAGTTGCGTGGGCGAATGAGAGTGTTCGTATCCTAGAGTCAACGATTGACGTTATAGAACGCACGAAACAGACAAAGGGTGCTATTGCACGGGTATCTTCTTTTGTGAAGACAGATCTTCCTAGTGCTGCTCAACCCGGTGAAATTATCTATGTGTCGAATGAAACTGGCGGTGCAGTACTTGCCTTTTCAGATGGTACAAATTGGCGTCGTGTAACAGATAGAGCGGTGGTGGCATAATGTGTGGTGGTAGTGAATCTAGTGGTGGTAATGGTAGCCCCGGAGCCAGTGGTGGTGATTCCTATGTTGACAGGTTAACTAGGACTATTGAAGCTAACCTAGCTAGGAATAATGCCGGGCCTGTTAGCGGCGGTGGATCACTTTATGGTGATCGTGCTCCTGCATTTCGTAGTGAAGCTGCGAGTGGTGGTGGTGGATATCCTACAAACGGCGGCCCTGATCGTGATCGTAGCACTGGCGGCGGTAGTGGTATGGGCCGTGGCGGTGAAGATGTAGGTCGTCCCATCGGTGGTGGCAGCGGTATGGGTGGCGGTGGGGAAGATGTAGGTCGTTCCATCGGCGGCGGTGGTATAAGTATGCTTCCGGGTGGAATTCCGTCGAATGTTTATGATCCTAATGAAAGAAACTATCTTAGAAGTATTCCAGCCCCAATGCCAACTAGTGGTTCAACTGGTATGGGTGCAGGTTCTGGTACTCCTTTTAAAAGAGAAATTACAGATATTGATAAAGATTATATGGCTCGTACCATTATAGGAGAGGCGGCTGGAGAACCAATAGAAGGTTGGAATGCCGTTGGTAATTCAATCTTAAATAGATTTTTAGCTGGTACATATGGAAAATCTATTAAGGATATCACTCAAAGTGAGAATCAGTATAGTCCGTGGAATACAGAGGAAGGTACACAAAAACTTTTAAATATCTCTACAGATAGCCCACAATATAAAAAGGCTATGGATGTTGTTAACGAGGTAATGTCAGGTAAAAATGATATTACAGGTGGAGCAGTAAATTTTGCCAATGTAGATACTGTTCTTGGTCCGTATTCTGAAGCATCAGAAAAAACCAAAGCACGTGTTATTGAAGAGTCTGCAAGAGACGATGCTGTTAAGATTGGTCGCCATACCTTTACAAGCCCTGTTGGGTCAGAAGAAACAAAACCAGTACAATCTAGCTTTATAGATGGTTTAATTGATTCTGGAAAGAAACTATTTACTGGAAATTCAACAGACAATCGTTCATTCGGTGACAAGGCTTTAGATTATGGAATCAATACAGCAGTAGGTGTTGCTTCTCCACCGCTTGGTCTTGCAAGTTTGGTATCTTCAATTTTTGGTGGTCCTACACCTGCTAGTTTATTGAGAAAAGGTTTGACTAGTGCAAGTTCTGCCGCACAAAAGGAATTTAATCGCGACAAGCAAATGACTTCTGATGAAGTTGATTTAGCTTCAAGGTCAACTTATGGACCATATGGTAACTTAACTCGTGATCAATACCGTGAACAGTATGGTAACGGTGGCGGTGGGGGTGCTGATAGACCTAAGAAAAAGAAAGCTGCAACTGAGCCTGTCGCTCCTGTAGCAGCACCTGCGGCAATACCAACGATTGTTCCTCAGTCTACAACGACTCCCGTAGCACCGGGTACTACACCTAATACTCGTAAGCTATCAGATGAAGAATATGCCGCATTGTCGCCTCTTGAGAAGGCTTACTATGACATGGGTATTTCTACATATGGTACGTTTACGCCAGAGTATAACTACTTCCCTAACAGACAGCCTGGTGGTCTTGTAAAGGGTCCGGGTACAGAAACGTCAGATAGTGTCCCAGCTTTGATTGGTGGTAAGACACCAGCAGCACTGTCAGATGGAGAGTTTGTATTCACGGGCCGTGCAGTGCGCGGCATGGGAAATGGTGATAGGATGGAAGGTGCTCGTAAACTACACCAGATGATGAAGAAGGCCGAAGGCAATGCAAGTAAAGGTGGCCCAAGAAAATAACATACTAGATATCACGAGGTTCTTAATAGATGAATTTCATGGTAGTTATATCGATACCTTTCCAAAAGTAGACTTTGACAAGACTTTACTATATGTATGTAGACATGTGATCGAAGGTGTGGTATTTTTCATAGAGAAAGACCATAAGATTATTGGTGTAATTGCTGGGATTGAAGCTGAATACTGGTATTCGAAAGAAAAGTTTATTTCAGAGGGTTTCGACTCATATGCGGAGTCTCCAGTGGAGATGATGTTGAGAGAAAAGATAGGTTCTTTGAGTTTAATGGTTTAAACCGCATAGGCGGTATATACATATGCTAGGAGTTTAATATGTGCTGTGGCGGTGCGAGTCAAACGATTCAAAAAACAGAAGTACCTAAATGGTTAGAGGACTTCTATAAGAAAAATATTGCTGAGACAGAAAGTGTCTACGGCGCAGCAAAAGATCTTTATACCCAGAATCAAAATCAGCCTCAGTATGGTGGTCAGCGTATCCAAGGGTTTACGCCAGATCAGCTTAAGGCTATGGAAATGGCTCGTGGCTCTGCTGGTACTGGCCTTGCATCATTGCAAAAGGGTCAGGCTCTCGCTGAACAGTCTGGTCAGGCAATTACACCTGAGCAGATTCAGCAATACATGAATCCATATACTCAGCAGGTTCTTGACCCAGCTTTGCGTGAATCGGCAAAGGCTAATGAACAGCTTCGTCTTTCACAGCAGGGTAAAGCTGCACAGATGGGTGCGTTTGGTGGTTCTCGTGGTGCTATTCAGGCTTCAGAACGTGAACGTGGTTACACGCAGAACGTTGGTGATCTAACGTCGAAAGCCTACAGTAGCGCATTCACAGGGGCTATGGGACAGGCTAACGCTGATCGGGCAAGGCAGCTACAGGCTGGTCAGTTGTTGGGTCAGCAGGGTGTTCAGGAACAGGCTATGGGTGTGCAGGATATCAATACCATGCTTGGTACTGGTGCGATGCAACAGACTCAGGGACAGCGTGGACTTGATCTTGCGTATGGTAATTTTGTTGAACAACGTGAACAGCCATATCAGAACCTTGCTAGACTACAGGCTGGGCTTAAAGGTTCTTACTATCAACCGGGTCCAACAAGCAGCACGACAACTACAACTGCTCCACAAGCAAATCCATTCTCGCAAATTGCTGGTGCTGGTCTTGCAGGTTTGTCGCTCTACGGTGGCTATGGTGGATTTTCACCGGGTGGTTTCGGCAGTATGACTCCAAGATATTGAACAAGGTAAAATAAATGAGCATTGCTTCTCTGTTTAAACCAGTAGATTCTTCAAAGACACGTCTTCCAAGGACTGACGTACTGGAACGTGTTGCCAAATATGCTGATGGTAAATCAGTTGTGTCAAACTACTTTGACATCTCCACTGAAGAGCTTATCGATATGCTTCGTAAGGATTTAGTTCCAGCATCAGAAATAGAGTATGTCTCGGATATTGTGAGAACTCGTCTGTCTGGTGAGACTACTGCTGCACCAAAGAAAAGTGTTGGCGAAACTATTAAGAATACTGCTAAGGAGTTTACAGTCTCTGATCCCACGAAGGATTTTATTACACCTGAATCAGTGGTTAATAGTGCCAAAGGTTTTATTGACGCATCTTCGGCTCCAAGTGGTTTTGAACGTGGCAATTACCTTGAGTCATTGATTGGTAGTGGTGAAACTGGTGGTGCTCCGCAGCGTGGGTCACCCGCCAAGGACAAGGATTATACTGATCCACTCAATGCTCGTCCAGATGCACCACCAGCACGTCTTGGGCTAGAGGGACTAACTCCGGGTCGTAGACCTTCCGGTGGTATGAGTTATACGCCTGAAGCACCAGAAGAAAATAGACCTAAACAAGATTACTTTGCAAGATTAAGATCTGGTGGTGCTCGTCCTGAAGGGGAAGCGTCTGGGTTTCCTGTTGCTATTGCTCCGGGTGGTGCTCGTCCTGAAGGAGAAGCGTCTGGGTTTCCTGCAGCATCTCAATCTCAAATTGATGCATATAAGTTAAAGCCAGACGCAGACCGTGTTGCTCGTGGTCTTGATAGTCTGCAGAGTCTTAAAGATTCTCGTACTGCATCTATTATGGCTGAAAATCTTGGCGGTTCTGATGCTATTAAAGTAGACCAAGTTAAATCTGCTAATAAACCCGGAGAAGATACTGCAGCAACATCAGAACTTACTCGTATGTCGAGTCCAGACCCAAGAAACTTAGAAAATACTGGATTAATTGATACACTTAAAAGGTATTTGGGACCAACTCCAGTTCAGCAATATAAAAAAGAAGTTAATCAAGATATTATAGAGAAGGATAAGGCAGCAAGAAGGGATGACCAAATACAGAGTCAACGCCTTGGTCTTGGCATGGCTCCTCCTCCTAGTGGTCCAGTTTATCCTGTAAAAAAAGGAACATCATTTACAGAGTTTCTTTATGGTAGACCTGAAGCACAAAGGATGGAAGAAGAGGCAATAGCAACTGCCGCCTCCGAGGCCGCTGATAAAGCAACCACAGATCGAATGAATGCTAGAGAGGCTGGTATCTCTGCCCTTTCATCAAATGTTGGTACTGCAACTGATCAGTCAGGTGGTATTGTTCCTCGCGGTGTTGATCCTACTGGTATCGGTAGGGATTCTACTCCTACTCCTGCCTTTGTCGCGGGTACTGATCCTACTAGGGTAACTTCGGCTCCTTCGACTTCTTCGCAGCCTTCGGTTACTCCTCCTGCATTTCGTAGTGGATTGGATGATAAACCTACTAAGGACGACAAAAAGGCCATTCAGGAAACTGCAACAGAAGTAGCAAAGAATCCATCTGTTGGTGGTATTCAGTCGTTGTTTGAACAAGCTGGTTTCAGTGACGCTTTACTGCAGCTTGGTCTTGGCATGATGGCATCTAAGAATCCAGACTTCCTTGGTGCTCTTGGTGAGTCTGGACAGGGTGCTGTTGCTCTTATGGCAAAGCAACGCGAAGAGGCTAAGAAGGCAAAGCTAGAAGCAGATAAATTGGATCTTGAAAAGCAACGTAATGCCATTTATGGAAGGTCTGTTGATAACGCTGCTACAACAGATAAACGTCCAGCAATAGTGCAGACTTCAGAAGCATATTCAACAGCAATTAAAACGGCTAAAGAACAAGCAAAAAACAATGAGTTTGATACCACTGAACAGTTTATGGCACGTGACTATGCTTCTAAGCTTCTTGTTCCTGCTGCTCAAGAAGCTGCACAAAAGGCTGCAATTGCATGGGATAAAATATATGACGGTCTTTTGTCTTCTAAAAAGAAGGAGTATGAAGAGAAAAACCCTAAAGATGCTTATGTGAATAAAGCATATCAAGCATCACTTCAGCAAAACCCAACACTGTATAAGCTACTTAATATAGGGGTTCCTACTGAGGAAAATACAGTTAAAAAGTTTAATCTTGCTACTGGTACTATAAATTAAATAACTCTCATTAGGAAATAGTATGCCAACACAAGTTGATATTCCGGGAATTGGTATTGTTGAATTCCCTGATGGGATGACTGATGATCAGATTTCTCTTGCTATTAAAAGAGATATCTTAAAGCAAGAACCAACTCCTGTAGTTGCTCCACAAGCAGCACCAGAACCTCCTGCTGAAGGTTTTGTAGCGCGTACCACTACGGCTCTTGGAGATGTCCCAGAAGCTATTGCTCGTGGCTACTATGGTGCAAAGACTGGACTAAATGTTCTTGGTCTTGAGACTGGACTTCTAACCCCTGAAGAAGCTGCTGCTAATATTGCTGCTAGTACTGAAGCTGCAAAGCAATATGCTATGCCCGAATCAGTTCGTAAGGGTATGGAAGAGATTCAAAACGCTCAAGGGTGGAAAGAGACAGGTCTTGCACTTGCAAGAAACCTTGACGTAATTCCTTCTGTCCTTGGTGAAAGTATTCCTGCATCTGCAACATCAATTGGTACTGGTCTTATTGGTGGTTTGCTTGGTGCTGTTGCTGGACCTGTTGGTGCAACTGCTGGTCTTTCTACTGGTGTTGGTGTTGGTTCTGCCGCGACAGAATATGCAAGTTCTCTTAATCAATTTCTTACGTCTAAAGGCGTTAACACGTCTGACCCAGATCAGTTAAAGGCAGCTTTCTCTAATCCAGACCTAATGTCAGAAGCACGTAATGATGCCGCAACTCGTGGTATTGCTGTTGGTGCATTTGATGCTCTATCTGCTGGTATTGCTGGACGGTTATTTGCTCCAGTTAAGGGAGCATTGGGTGACAAGGCTCTTGGTACTGTTGCTGGAACTGGTGCAGAAATTATTAGCCAAGCTGGTGCTGGTGCTGGTGGTGAAGCTGCTGCACAATTAGCAACAGAAGGTAAAATTACATCTCCCGGAGCAGTTGCTCTTGAAGCAGTGGGTGAAATTGTTCCCGGTATTGCTGAGGCTGCTATCAGCAAGGCAACTGGTGCTCGTACTACTGCAGAGTCACCTATTCCCCCACCATCTTCTCTTCGCGAACAAGCACTAGTTGAGTTCTATAAAACACCCGGTGCAACAGAAGTTGCTACTGAGGCTGACCGTATTTCCACTGAACAACTCGCGGCTCAAGACAAAGCATATAATGATAGTCTTGCTGCTGCGACACCTACTGCGGTAGTTCCACCTACTACAACAGAATATGGTGCTGCTGCCGTATCTACGGCTGTACCTACTACAGAACAACCTGCTGCTACACCAATTCCACAAACTACAACAGAGTTTGGTGCTGCTACTACTCCTACTGCTAAAGAACCTGCTGCTCCAGCAGTGCAGAGTGATTCAGTTAAACTGGCAAATATCTACATTGACAAGTTGACAGAGCAGAATCGCCCTGAGTTGGTTAACAAGGTTCGTGCTATCATTGCTACCAACGATGATACCATTATTAACACTGGTCTTAGTGCTGTAGATACTGTCTATGACATGATCAAGAGTGGTACGTTAGATCCAAAGTTTGTTTCTCAAGGAAAGATTACTGACTCTCAAGGAAACGAAGTCGCTGGTGGTTATATGCCATCAACGCAGACTATCCGTTTAAACAACCTTGACTCTACCAGTGCATACTTTGATCCTATCACCACTGCAGCACACGAAGCAGTTCATCATCTTGACAATCTAGCAACTGGTACAGACTTCGCTCGTGTCAGTGAGTCGATCTTTTCTCCTATTGCTTCAAAGTGGCAGGGCGGCAAGGATCTTTTGTCTTTGCTTCCTCGTTCTGTAAAGTCACAATACGGCAAGGCTGGATTAGAATACCTAGAAAACCAACTTGCAAATATACCAGAAGGTGAGAAAAACCCATACGAGGTTCGTGCTTATCTTATCGGTGCTCGTACACACGACAGAATGTATGGAACGACTCCAAAGAATAGAAACTTTATTGGTAAGGTTCTTGACTTTGGGGCTGAGTTCGTGGAGCGTTTCGCGAATAAGATTTCTGGCGTTGGCTGGACATCTGCAGGTGACACACTCAATGCTATTTCCTCTGGCAAGTTGAGTCAGGGACTGATGAACCTTGGTATCGTAGCCAACCCACAGGCTACCGCCCAGAAGCCTCCAGCAGCCCCACCGAAGCCTCCAGCAGCACTAGCAGATGCAACTGCACCTACTGTAGAGTTATTCCACCTAAACCTAAAGGTAAGAAAAAGTCAAAAGCTGCACCTACTGTTGATGAAAATGCTCCTATTACAGAATACGATAATGAGCCATATGTTTCGCCATATGGTTTAAAACCCCCTGCTCCTCCTGTTGTTGAACCTAAAACTGAATCTGATGAAACTCGCATTGCTGCGGCGATTGATGCGGGGGAATATTTTTCTCGTGCATCATTTGCTAAAGATACGAAGATTCCTAATAGTCGTAATGGTGAGTTCTTTGGAAAAGGAATCACGAATGAAGAGGCTATGTCTCTTACGAGGAGATTAGGAACAGGTATTAAGCCGGGTCGTATTTATCTTCCTGAAGGGGATGATACAAGAGGCAGAGCACATATTGAAAAACAAGGTCATATCCCAGAATTGCAAGACATTGGCTTTAATGGAATAGTAGACGCTCTCGAATATGTTACTTCAAAAAGAGAAAATAACGACTTCAATATTGGAGGTGGAACTAGCTATGTCATTTCTGCAATTAAGAAGGTCAACGGCAAGGATGTAAAAATTTTTGCTGCTATTGCACCAGATCTTAATGACACGTCAAAACACTCTGTTATTACCTTGTATCCTAGCACTGGTAAAAAACCATCTGAGCGCGGTGCTACTCAAGTCGATAGGGGTACGTCTGAGCGTATGAAGTCTCTTACACCTGAACAACGCCGTGCAATGATTATGAACAAGGAACAGTTCTCTCGTGCTGCTGCTCAGACAAGTGCAAACGTTGAAGAGTTCAAGAGTTGGTGGAAGCGAAGCAAAGCTGTAGACACCAATGGTGAACCAAAACGCTTCTATACTGGAAAAGCAACTACCCGCTTGGATAAAGATGGTAAGCCATTCAAGTCCTTTACTAGG